CACAGCAGATGACTCAATCTGATTAGACACGGAATCTATAACGGACGCCTGCTTAACAGAAGCATTCAGGCCACCCGATTGACCTCCAAGAGACCCGGCTGGATCACCTGGTTGGATATTGGGATTGCCCTCGGGGCTCTGCCCTGGAGACACGATATAGGGATTCATGTCAAACAGAGCACCAGACACCCGCTCCTCATTCAGGGGCAAAAATCGCCCATCCGGGGAGATGAATACGTCAAACGAGTAGCCCTTCTTGGATTCAACGATAATCGGAATCCGGAGAGATGCCTTCTTTTCCTCAGCGCTTTTTGGTGCGTCGGGCTGACGGACAACCTCACCCATTCGCGGGTCCGACGAGGAAGCCGGGACATCGGGCGAATGCGAAACGGTAAACACGCCGTACATATATCCAAGGCTGTCATCCTGGCCTTCAATAGACATATTCACCTGGTACTTACCAAGGTAGGAGTGTTGTTTGTATAGCTGTGCAAGAAGTTCGCTAGGGTAAGTCTGCGGGTTATCCCCCAACATAAACTTAGACGCTGTTTTCTCGAACGACGGTCGTTGAAGTTTTCTTACGAGTTCCATTTTTTACCCCTTAGGACCAGGGCACTGGAAGTGCCGGTGGAATTGTTTGAGTGCCCGTTACGGCCCATGCTAATAATATACTGTGAAGAGCAATTGTTGAAGGTAGTGGTGACGGTGATGGGGCTAATGCATTCAGCGGGAGGAGAATAAGGGGGGTTATCGGTGGAACTACTACAGCCGCTGGAGGGGGTGGGAGGATGGTATTTCCTGGGATGGCTGCCAACGAAGCGAATGCCTTAAATGCCGACGCCATTGCCGATAGATTCAACTCCTGCGGAGAACCCACCTCCAGCAAAGCCGTTGAAATCCACATGGCTTTACCAGCATCCAGCCCTACCGGTGTCCACACAGGGATAACACTACTAGCGAAGAATATCTTAGCGACATTGGCCCATCTCTCGACAAGATTCCAACTTTGTAGCTCTTCCTCAGTTCTAGGGATACTCGCAACTATCCTATCAATCTCACTGTTCATGCTCAAAGCTGCTGCGGCGAGGGGCATTACTTCTTCACCTTCACCGTGGAAGACCCAACATCTGAGGTGAACACGGGTATCATGGGCCCGCTCGCACCAAAGGCCGTAATACATTGAAAATTCGTCTTCATAAATTTCTGGAGGGCACCCACTCGAACAACCCCATCGTCAGCCCCCTCACCGAGATCGATATTACCACTTATGTTAAGGCTCATATCTTTGGCCGTAATATCGACCGACTCCAATACTTCCATAACGACGTTCTTACATGCCTGCTTAAACTCATTCGATTTTGTGAATTCGATAAACGAATCACCACTCGCATCCTTTGCCCCGTTGCCCCAGTCCATTCGGACAGAACCATGGACAGCCGCATAGACGTCCTTCTCTACCTCATGACGGATGCTTCCCTTAGAAAACACAAAGTTGTCACCATCACGATTTAGTTGAAAAGCGTAAGTGACCTTATCCTGATTGTCGCCTTCATCATGGCTGTATATAGTAATACTTATAACACCCTTCTCTTCAGGCGTAATACCACTCTCCGGAGGTTTTCCCTTACTGAGCTTCAAATCAGCATTGGCGAATACGTGCTCAGCGTCTACCTCGGTGTCCAGAGTCTCCTTGGTTAAGCGACCAACCCTCAACTCAACAGTGTATTTCCCAGCGGAAACATCCTCCTGGGCTAAGTCCTTTATATTATAACGGACTAATACCGGTGTCTCCTCAGCGGTCTTAAGCGCATTCTTCTGGTCCTCGTTCAGGAAGTAATTGGAGTTCGGAACACTGCCGGTCCCTGCTGATGGGTCTTCCCCAGAAGCTAGTACTGCATGACCCCACTCAATCTCGCCTACAGGACTGAAGGCCTGGTATCTCTGGAAATAGTCCCTGATGACATTTTCAACCGGGAGGTAAACCCTCTGCGCTAACCCAGTGGCCCCAATCTGTATCATCCCCCCACGACGGAGGATGATCTGATTCTCATCGACCGTCCCCAACATGATATCCCCAGCTTCCAGGGGGTCACGAAATCTCCTATAGCTAGGGCCGACATCAGCACTGCTCTCATCAACCTCCCCAGTCTCCTCATCAAACTGGGTAGGGACTTGGGTGAGGGGGGTCAGGATAAACCCGATTATGAAAGATGTCCCGTCAGCACATTGAGCAACATAACAATTGGAGTCCACCTCTGGAATGAAGTTAATGCCTCCCGCATGGTCACGATGGCAGTAGGGTGTTGCGAAAGGTACATCAGTTAAAGGTTGCAGGGTAAAGACAGTCTCCAAATCGACAGTCCATGCCTGAATGTTTACATTAACCACCTTAGCCAACGTAATATTAGCTGGGCCGAGGGCGGCCTCCTCTGTTCTTGCGTACCCATCTATCATTAATAAGGCCCTTTGACAGTTTTGTCCTTCCGCCCAAACTCCGCGCTATATGCGAGACCTGGGGCAGGATGGAGACCGTGAATATCTGACTTCCAACCCTCATTAGCAGCACGAACAAAGGTCTCCTTCAGTTTACGATATTGAAGTCTCGCCAGCCAGTCAGTTGTCTGGTCCAGGGGCAAAGTCTCAACACCACGCAGAACAGGAAGAACAGAGATGGGGTTCTTCATTGTTTTACTCACCGAACTCGCATGGGACAACGAGATGTAATCCCCACGAATAAACTTATCCGAATCCCCTGGGTCCATAACTCGACCGAGATTCGTCAAAGCCTTGGTAACCACCTCAACGTTTCTCTTCTTAATCCCCTCATTAGAGTAGACCTTGTGAATCTCGTCCGCCAAATAACGTTGGACTGTTTCGATACCAGTCTTCTCTAGAAGTTCATGAGGATTTACAACCCCAGTAGACAAAGGCTGACCCTTACGAACCTTAGCCCCCTTCTTAACAACGACCTTAAGATTTCCAGGGATGTAGGCCTCCTCGGACCCAATTTTAACGTCGTATCCCCCAATAGGACTCTTCTTCACGGATCCGACTTCGCCAGTAAGGGGGGATAGAGTTGCAGACCCCGCCAATATCGCGGGCATTTTCAGGAGTTGGGACACACGATCGATCCCCCCAACTACCGTTTCCCCTCCACCAGCAACACCACCTGTGTGAAACACTCTCATTGAGAGCTGCGTCCCACGCTCACCAATGGCCGTTCCAGCAATAAGTCCGATATTAGTTCCCTTAGGGATAATCGAACCGTTATCGAAAAGACCATAACACTTCGCACACAACCCCTTGGATTTCTCACACTTCAAGGGCGACCTCGCAATCACGCGATCGACCTTTGCAGACTTCAGCTTAGAAAGAAGGTTAGGTGTTATAAGTGTGTTCGGGGCGACCTTGAATCCCTGGGCAGTTATAGCCTTAGCGGTAAATCTATCGACAAGATCTGAGTCAGTCACTGACAACGCGATGCCCTTGCCAGTCCCACAGTCATCGTCAGTAATAATATAGGTGATCGCTGTGTTCGCTAACTGCTTATTGAGTGCGCCCGGTATCTGAACCTCCTGAACCTTCTTGATCAATCCAGAGCGGGCACCAGAGGTAGTCACCCAATAGTCAGAAGATTTCAAACCCTCTATATAGGAACGGGAAACTGGGACTGGGATGACTCGTCCCTTGGCGTTCTCGACGAGCATGGGAGATAAGACCAACTGCTTAAGTTGTGCCCACCCAGGCTTAACGCCAGCGTTATTCATCGCCTTCAGGTTATTACCACTAATGTTAAGTGACTCTTTGGCCTCCGAAGTCATCAATTTTTCCGCGTCCATATACAACTTAACAATTTTATCGTCCGCAGCTTCCTGAGATAGCATATTCATGGCGAGCTGCTTATGGATGACAGCCTCCTGCTTCCTCGCCTTACCCATGTGTTTCTCTCGGATATCACGAAGGGGAGTAAAATCGTCCAACCCGAAACTAAATCCGATATTGTAGGCGTGACCGAAACCGAGATCTTTTATCTTATCAATAGTAGGAGCAAATTCAGCCGGTGTTTCAGTGGCCAAATCCCGTAGGACACTCTGAAGTTGTTTCGAACCTAAGACGAACTCCGGGTCCGTGAGAACTTTATCGGACTTAATCTTCGCTGGGAGTTTCTCATTAAAGAGGAGTCTCCCAGCGGTCGTCTTCATCGAGCCAACTTGGACCACGTCTGTCATGCTGGTATCACCAGACTTCGCCGAAGAAATGGCCTCTTTGGAATTCTTAAACTTCTTGTCCGTCTTCTTTCCCCACCGGGTGAGGAGATACAGTCCAAGTTGGCCCTCTAGAGTAGGCTGGTACATGACCTTGCCAGTCGCAGGGTTGAACAGGTTCTTAGACGGCATCATCTTATATGTCTCGTCAACTGCCTCCTGCGACACGGGGACAAAAACAGACATCGCATCACCGTCAAAATCCGCATTGAAACCACCCACAACAAGAGGGTGTATATGGATTGCGGACTCATCATGAAGACGGGCCTTAAACGCCATGATACCAAATTTATGTAGTACGGGGTCTCGCTTGAATATAACGGGCCGTTTAGTAACCACGACATCCAAAGCTTTATTGGCCAAGGAGGTTTTCTTCTCGATTTCCTCACGCGCCTTCAGAGGCGTGTACCCCATCTTGACGAGTTCCCGAACAACGAAAGGTCTGAATATCTTCATGGCCCCCTTTCTAGGGAGACCGAGTTCATCCAGGTGAAGGTCTAAATCAGGAACGATAACAGACCGCATAGTGATATCTTGACGACGATCGATAAGTCTCTGAAGGAAGTAGCTCTGTTTAGGTGAGGTCCTACCCGATAGAATGTGAAGAATCCCCGGCGGTCGGGGTTGTCCATCCACAGTCATCCCGCCTTGGGCCATCGTTTGAACGCCCATCAAGGCCTCGGTCGCCGAGTAGAGGTCCTCTTTGAGTTTAGATATCTCACTATCAGGGAGGACACCCTTGGACTCTGCCAATTTCTGGTTAAGTAAGGCGATATCCCGATAGAGCATGTTTATACCGTCAATATTTAAATCACCGCCCTCCATGGCAGTGATGGGCCTGAACAATGGGGGGAGGACGGGGAGGTTATCTAAAACATAGGCTTCGGCGGCACTCATCTCATTGTTTTTGAGCATGAGGCTATACTTTATCTTCTTGTTAACTTTATCCAGTTCAGCCCGCTTAACGGTTTTGATTGCCTCCCTAGCCTCCGCAAGCTCCTTATCAATATCGATACTTCTCAATCTCTCAGCCAGAGCAGAAGGTCCGGTTGAAACCCCTTCTCCCGAAGGGACCAGCTCCCCCTCGGAGTTGAATCCCTTATCACCGTTTATAATGGCATCATACTCTTTGCCAGTGAGACCCAAAAGAGACCGGATCCCCTTCTCGAAAACGGGGTTCGGGAGAGACTCAGATAGACGGATATGGGACCAGTTCTTCCCACCGGGACCACCTGTGATGGTCTCATCAAACAACCCATCTTTCTCAGGTTTTAAGTCCTTCCCCCGGATGACCCGACTTCCGTCCTTTATCTCACCATTAGACATCTCGACGATTTGGGCATCGGTCAACGGAGTGACGACAAGACCATTCCCCTCTTTCTCGACGTTGAGCCCAAGGGAAAGCATATAGGCCAAAAACTTCTCATACGCGAAAGAGGGCTTGGGGGTCGGGAGGACAGATCCGGTTTGAATGGCCGTCCAAATCTCATCCTGCTGCTTATCACCCTTGTAGGTCAACGCATCACGAATATTCGCCGTAGCACCATGAGAGAGCATCGCGTACAGGCCAAGCTCACCGAACCGCTGCGCACCCCCGGTCTTACCACCACTCTTCGGAACGAGATTAGCATCGTAATCATAACCATAGCCGTGAGATCTTGCGCCTAACTTCTTATCTACCTGGTGCATCAACTTCAGAAAATACTGGTGGCCAACTAGTACCTTACCGAGGCTCTTCCCTGTTTGAGGGTCGAAAAGTTCTCGCGTCTCTGAGAGGCCTGCATCTTTTAAGGCAGTCACGACGACATCTCGGTACCCTAACTCACGCTCGTGCTCCTTGACTTGAATCGTCTTCAAACCCTCTTTCGTCCGAATCGTTCGGGTATGGGCAGACACCTTTACGATCTTCTTACTATCATCGGATTGAAAATTCTCTACCGCATAGGGCTCACCCTGGGCATAGGCCACGTTACCAAGACTAGTCTCCAATACCTGTCCGGGGTTGATCCGACCAGGAACACCCGATGGACTAAGGACGATATTCAATGCGTTACCGTCCTTATCTTTGGGCATCTCCTCATCTGGAACGACTGCTGTGATGACACCCTTATTACCGTGCCTGCCAGAGAGCTTATCTCCGATATCCGCGTCCTCCTCAGTCTTGACGTAGACTAAGACCTCCCTACCGTTTCGGACTACATCGGTTACGACACCTCTATAAGGCTTATCCCAAACCAGGGATTTGTTCTTGAACGGCCTAACCAGGGATTTATGGATTCCTCTAAGGAGAACTTGCTCCTTCGATGGCTCAGACTTCTGAAGGACGGTAACGAGAGTATCGCCAGGGTCAACGATCTGACCCTTCTTAACCACACCATCTGCATCCATCTTGGATGCGTTCTCCTCGGATACCACGCCTGGATAGTTCGCCCGGAATTTCTTAAGGCCCACAGCCATATTCTTATCGACATAAGAACGTTCTTTATGGAGGTGGACACTGGAGAGTTTTCTGGATGCAGTCTCGCTAATTACAATGCCGTCTTCAAATACGAGTCCTTTATATGGCAGGTACCCGACACGGAGATTGGTGCCAAGGGCAAGTGTCCCTTCACGGGTAAAGTTCGTATCTGCTACTATCTGCCCACCAGAAATCTTATCCCCCTTTTTGACAAGAGGCTTACTCGTGATGAACGCTTTCTTATCGTTTAAAGGGAAATTATCGTACAACTGGATATCATGCTTCTTCCCGGAGCCGTCTGAAACGACTATCTTCGATGAGGATACAGACTCAACGACACCGGATACCGGGGATGAGTGGGAGGAAAATCGACCAACGATTTTTTCCCACGTAGAGTAGTTCGGGTCATCATTCCCTGAGACCACCTGAACAAGCGGCTTCTCTGGGTCTTTTAATGAGATCGTCTGCTCTATATGCCTGGTAGCCATACCCGCTCTATTGGCCTGGTCGGATGGTAGAAAGGGAACCAAGTTAGCCGTAATAGAGAACATCTGCTTAGGTGACTGGAGAACATAGTCTACTTCAGAGGTGGGAATACGATTAGGGTCACCGCCCCCAGAGGGAATAACAACAGTACTCTCAGATTTTGGGACAGGTGCCTTCCCTGGAGGGAAACGGTATTGGTCAGAAAAGGCCACGTTCCCCAGTGTCAGATCTGCGGGTGACTTATCAGCATGTTTACCTGCCTTGATGTCGTACACTCGTATATATGGGGTGGTCCCCTTCTTCTTAACTCCCAAAGATAGGTGGCCACTGATACCCGAACGCTTCCCCTCCGGGGTGTGAACCGGGTCAATAAATCCCAAGTAGCTGGAGTCGATCAGCTTCGCCTCATCAGAAATGGCCGCGTCACTTTGGATGCCGCCCGTCCCCATAATGGTCGTCCTCAGAAACCCCCCAACCATATCAACCGGATTTACCTGGGAGGTCTGCTGGGAAAGGGATGTCGATGTGAAGAACGCTTTAACAGGGACGTTAAAAATATCAGCAGTGATAATCGACCGAATGTTATCTTTCCGATCGAGATTATTGGTCATCTTATACGATATGCGCCTACCCGAGTTCTCGATTCTCTCTGGGATATGGTTACTTATAGACCACAATTCTTTGAACTGTAGGGCATCTCGATTGTCTACCTCATCAGTACCCCTATTGATATTGAGGAGCTTCTGAGAGGTTAGAAGGAGGGCGTCACCGGTAACCTTATTGAACGCAGTCCCGAGAGTAATTCGAGTAGTATCTTCCCGAAGCTTGGTCTTCCCAAGCATCTCCTTAATCACCGACACAGCCTCAACGTCTGTCTTGGCATCCGAAAATCGGTTAAGAGATTTCGACAACTTAACCAACTCGCCCCTCTTCTTTGAAGACAAGGAACTCGCATACAGTTCTTTACCCCAAGACTTCTGAATATCCTCATCAGAAATCCCAAGAGCCTGGAGCACCGGAAGTAACTGGATATTGGATGTTCCGTAGGACATAAGGAAACGACGCTTTAACGGATCAAACCCAAGTCTGAAGCCACGCCCCTCGACTAGGTTGAATTGAGACTCAAGTTCCCCGTTGGCTTTTCGACGGGCGTAAACACCCGATTTTAAACGCCACTGGTTATCCGCCTGATACTCTGTACCGTCAACAATATAGCTGAACCGCCTGGTTATCTTCGGTAGGTTCAGAACCTTCATCTTACTAACAGAATCGACGACTTTACCGGTCTCATTATTTATCAGGTCAAAGTCACCATGAATCCCCTGTGCCCAAGTCCTCCCCCGTAACCTGGCCTTCTTCTGACTAGATATGTCATCCAGATCTAGAGGGTCTCCCACATAGATCTTCTTGGCAATAAGCGTCTGCTTCCTCCCGACTAACGGAAAAAATTTCTTGATTTCGTTTACGGTCCCGTCTTCGAGAGTTTTCATAACTCCCTGAGGATCTAAAACATTGGACATCTATTCCTCCGTGCAGAGTTGGCCTGCCAATTCGGTATAAGAACTATGGGTGATGTAGCCCCGAGTAACAAACAACTAGAAATGGAGTTCCTGCTATGATCAGGGGTAATCGTAAAAATAGTGTGTATGCTGTGGTTTCCAACATGGTAAAGAGCGTTCTCGTCTATATTAGTAGTTATAGAAGTAATAGCTGTGAAGAACTCGCAGATGCCGTTGAGGAGGCACTTGATTCGGAGAAGTAGAACAAGAGAATGAAACCTATTAAATGTCACATTAAACAAGGCTACTGCCGAGAACCAAAGAATTGCGGAACGTGCAGCTACTTCCTTTCCGAAAGGGAGGAGAGTAGCTACTGGGTTTGTTCTAAGTGCCTCAGGCATAACGATAACACCTCTAGCTTCTTCCAAAAAGGAAGGTGTAATCGATGCCGAAACCTCTCCGCAATCTTAGTCTATGTGAGCTAGATCTGAGCACTTCCAGGTCCTGCTCTAGGTGGTAGTTTTTCCGGTAATGGTCTCATTGGGGCCATTCCCTGACCAGATAGGGAGTTATTAACAAGCATGTATAGGTCAGGGTTGCTAGCTCGAATTTCGGCTAGCGCCCTGTACCTATCAACCTCATTCATTTTGTTTAGCTCTGAGGAGAGTCGCTTGGCCTGAGCGAATAGGTCAACCATAGGACTTTGGTTAGCAACGGGGCTCTGAGTAGCGCCTTGAACCACACCGCCAGCCGCCTGCTGCTCTTGTGGTTGAGCCTCTTGACCAGCGGGTGGCTGTTCTTGTTGCTGGCCCTGAGGAGCTTGTTGACCTTGAGGGGCTTGTTGACCTTGAGGGGCTTGTTGACCCTGGGGAGCCTGCTGTCCCTGCTGTTCAGCCCCGGCTTGTTGTTCGGACCCAGGAGGAGGACCGTACTGCTGCTGTTGCTGCATCTGGTTCTCCTGCTGTAAATTCTGAGACTGAATCTGGTAACGGGTCTGAACAAGCATCGACTCACCCTGAGACTCTGTCTGCCTAATCTGCTGCTCTCTCTGACTCCTACCGAACAACTTGTTCTCATTGTTGATGAGTTCAACCTCATTCTCGAAATTGTAGTCACGAGACTGCAAAAAAGTCCTTCGACTGATCATACCCGAATTCGCAAGGTTCATATCAAACGAAGCCCTCTGAATGTCATCAGCCATTTTGAATGGCTTGAACTTCAGCTTAATGCGGGGAAGACCCAGGAAATGCGAAACACGGTCCCTGATGAACTCGACACACCTGAGCATATCCTGCCTATTGCCCAGGAACTCATTCTCAAGAGCACGGAGGTTAACCGACGCACCTGAGTACTGAGCCTCCCCATAAAAGAATCCGGTGGGAACACCCATGCCGGCAATGATCTGGTCCGAGTAGATACGAAGCTCTTGATGGAGTAGGAGACTCCTGCCCTGACCACCGATCATCTGGTAACCAACGGGAACAGGCATAACAGGGATGTGATTATTATCCTGACGCCATCTCCCTATCTGCGTCTTCACCTCCTTCTGCCAATCCTGGAGATTGATCTGAGCATACGGATTGCTACCATCTGCCGTAATCTGCGGGAACAAAATCCGCATGGGGACGACGTGCTCCAAGGCGACAGCTTCCTGAGCTTTACGAAGGATTTGTAGGAAGAAGATGTCCTTCAGCACCGGGAGTATTAGCGGGGCACCCCAACCGCTATCAGACGGGGACCTGGAAATGGACGGTCTTCTGCTGTGGAAAATCTTACTGCTGTCCAGGAGGATGGACTTCTTCTGACGAATAGCCTCAATGAATGCCTGAGGAATCGTCTCCAAGATATCTGGTTTCCCTAAAGTAATGTCGTTCTTCAGGTCCCTTGGCATCTTGTAGTAATATAAGTACTTCCCCGTGATCTCATTATATTTAATAATAATGTTTTTCGGGTTCCAGCGGATGAGAGATATCTTTACCGACGACTTAATAGGCTCATCGGATACCTTGGCAGCCCCGTAATGGGCGCACTCAGGGCAATTAAAGAAAAACTGGAACCCCTTCCACTTATACCCTGAGGTCTTCGCGGGCGACTCAAACGCACAATTCGTACACTTCAGTATCTTGGTAAAGGGAAAAGCCACCGAGACAAAACAATTCCCATATGTATATCTATCTAGATTTGTTTCTATGAGGAACGACCTGAGAAGGAATTGGTTCTCGAACAACTCCTTGTAGATATCAACCACCCCCTGGTTGTCATCCTCATAGATGAGGTCCGTGATGGGATAGGTAGCCAACTTCTGCGTCACAGCATTCACCAAGGGATTGGTGAGTTGGTAATATTGACACCAGTCAAAGGTCTCTTTTATCGTCTTGGGTATGTAGTTCTTAGCCACATCGAAGAAGGGGCTGGGATAAAAATTATCTGGCCTGCCAATAGATTTAGCTCTAGAGCTAGACCCGGATAGCCCGTACCGCTGTGAACCGTAATCTGTCATAAACTACCCCTATGGTATCAGCTTCTTCAATTGTGTGAGCAGTATTCGGGAGGCCGACTCCAAGAAATCCTTAACCGAGATAGCCTTCATAAGCTGAACATCATTCTCGTTGTTGCCGCTGAATGTGGGCTTTTTACGCACCGACAAGGCGTTCTTCACTTCCGCCTGCTTCTCAGAATCGACGAACTTGGTTAGATACTTGTTACTCGGCTCCATCGGACCCGGACCATAAATTAGTCCACTGTCCATCATAACAGCGGCAACATACTTATAGATCTCATCAGAGACAGGCTGCTTCTCTCTTACCTGACTCATGACGTCTAGGGCAAGAGCAGCACGGTGAGGGGTAGCTTTTTGGATTAGGTCAAACTTGGGCGTTAACCCAACAAAACCCATAGCAACCTTCTCAAAAATCTCCCACTTCTCATACGGAGAGTCGGATACATGGCAAGTTCTAATGGCCTGGATCTTATTCCTATTTATCTCTGAGATCGTCGTACCCCACGACCGCTCTATCTCAACCCAACAGGTCTCCGGTTCCCACCCTAAATACTCTGAACCAAATTCCTTGAGGAGGAGTAAGTTTAGAATAAGTGGGTGGGTCTCCCGATTAGTGAAGGCCTGTTTCGGGGTGGTCGGTCCCACACCCATTGATACATGTTTAGATGGTTTGGTCATCTATCATCCGGGCAATCGCCTGTTTATGTGTTGCTGGTAGACTACCTAGTACAGCAACAGGATCGGACGCAAACTCATTGGAGAACTCCTCACCGAATGAATCGGTCAGACTACTCGAACCACCACCCTCTACCCAAGAGACGATGTCGCCCGGAGCGTATTCCCGACCACCAATCTCAAGTGTCTCCGACACAGAGGCGTTCTTCTCCACCGATGTACCGAACACTGTCTGATATGGGTCCGAAATAATCTTCCCATATAAGTGGGTAATACCATGACGGATGTCAAAGTCAGCCAGGTCCTCAACCAAACTATCGGGTTTGGATGAAGCAGACTTGGTCATCAGCTCTCCCAACTCGGTAGTGCCCTCCGCATCAAGAACAACAAGTTTTCGAGTATCGATACCCATAGCAAAGTCACTACCAAGCTCAGTCCTCGCATAGTCTTCCATTCCTTCGGTAAGTAAACTGTCAAATGCACCAGCTTCTTTTACCTGGAGCATGAGACGACGCTTACCCCGTGGACTGCAAGATGAAAAGGCATCGGAGATAGATTCCCACTGAGAATCTTCAGATACGCCGAAAAGCCTCTCAAGACTACTGTCCTCACTCGCATCCCCGTACCCGAGTTCCATGGAGGCAACCTTGGTTAGGTCCTCCGGGGGAGTGAACCCGAACTGAACCAGAGCCTCGCTCAGTTTTTTAGCTGCTTCTTTCTGAAGATCTTCGGGCAGGCTACCCCCGTACTCAGAGAAATAAAGAGCTGAAGAAATCGTGTTGCCCGCATCAATTACCGGGAATTTATGAGCCTTCCCGTGTGGGGTATCGACAACCAAGGCATAATCATCCGCATGTAGATTATTAGCCGATGACAGGTCTACCGCGATTTTGATCACATCGGGCGCTCCTTGGTCAGAAAATTGCTGCTCAAGAAACAGGCCTCTATCGTCGTACTTGTCTAGAATTGTTGGTAATTCTTTCATTTTCTCTCCCACAAGGATTTCGCTATTTTTGGTATAAGCAAACTGTAAAGCCCTGAACTTTTTCTAACTCAAAAACCAAGAGATTAACATGGACAATGATAAAAGATGTACGCTGACAGTGGAAGTACCACGGAAGAGACCCGAATTCAAAGACGTCCTCAAAGACGCCTTAAGGGAGGCTGCTAGAGCGGGTCTCATAGCATCTGGGAACTCGTTAATAGAAAGGCTGTCGCGTGGTACGGATGATAGTGGTACTGAATTAACGATCGATATACCAAAACT